CTTGTTCAAATCTTATCTCAAATACATTTTGTATTTTAGCTAACAGATAGGTTCTATAATTTTTCAAAGATGGTGAGTAAATCTTTTTGTTATTCTTAACTTTTGTTAAAAATAAATCATTACCATCCGGTGAAAACTTCTTTAGAAATAAACTCAACCTTGTATTTTCAGTTAAAGGAATTCTTCTATCTCTTAATTCAGCTACGAAGTTTGTAAAATCTACTGGTTTTATTGGATTTAATTTTATACAATGTACTTTACCTCCTGTGATACCAATTACAAATACGTATCTAGCATTTTCTCCACTCTTAGTAGCAGGATCTCCACCTTTATATGTAGTAATACGATATATATTTCTAGCTTTAATTTGTCCTTTAGAAACTCGCTTCTCTGGTTTTAAAAATTGTGTATATTGTCTTGTAAATCCCATTATAGTTTTTTAATAGTTGGTAACTTTAGTTCTACTTTCTTTATTACCTTAACATACTTGTCAAGTATAGTATCAAGCTTACTGGTCATTTTAGATAAACTAAAGTTATTCTGAATATTAGTTTTTAATCCAGCTGATTTGGTTAAGTATGTTTTATAGTTGTTATATACATCAAATATCTTAGATGCTGCTTTTGAATAATCAACATAAAACCATTTTGATTCCTTTATAAGAAATTTATTCTGAGCACTTTCATGAACTTGTTTCACTTCACCTTCTAAATAAACAGTATTTTCTTCTGGTAAGAAATCTTTATATCCACTCCAATTAGAAACTATAATTGGTTTACCTGTTGTAGCAAATTCTGCAAGAGGTCTACCATAACCTTCACCCTTAGTGAACATTAACATAGCTTTAACTTTATTATCGTTGTAGAGTGAGTTTAATTCACTCTCTGATAAATCTCCCCATACCAAATGTACTGGTGGACACTTATCTCCAAAATCTTTTGTTAAATCCAATATTCTTTTTGCCAAATCTTCTCTCTCACCAACTGAGAATCCAGCATGTGATGTTTTTAAAATAAGACCAGGTTGTTGTTTCTTTGGTAATGATTTGAAAACTGTACAGAATGTTTTAATCATCATCCCTACATCTTTTCTATCATGTCCTAAATCACCAGCCAACCAATGACCTACAAATAGAAAGTTAAAATCAGTATCAACTGATTCTAATATAGATGATTCTGATTTACTATTAAATATTGAAATATCCACTCCTTCAAATAAAACCTCACATGGTTTATCTAATTGTATTTTTCCTACTTCTTGATTTGTTTGTTTATCTACCTTAGTATATGATGTTTTAGATAAGGTTTCTTTTGTAAATTCAGATGGTGTTATGATTAAATCCATTTGATTAGATGCTAATATGAATTCTTGAGGTGCGATTGTTGTTTCAACCCCAGCAGTAATACCAATATTGTAATTACCAACGTTTTTAAACTCATTTGCAACTGATACTTGTATAAAAACATCAGGTTTTTTATCTAAACTTAGTACTATATTCTCTAATACTTTCTTTCCAAATTCCGTTTGAGGGTCTATTTGGTCTTGTGGAGTATTTCCCCATCGTGTTGGTACAACTTTCACATCATACTTATCTAATTCAAATAATGATTTCAAGATATCTCTTGAATGGTCACCATAACCACTTCTTGTTGCTATTGGTGCTTGAAATACTAATATTGGTTTACTCATGTTCTTTTTTTAATTTTTCTTCTTCTTGTCTAAGACACCTATTAATAGACATCTCTGTTAACTTTGTTATCTCTTCTAGTTTTTCTGTTTCATGTGGTGAATTGTAACATTCAAATTTAGTTCCAGAATGTACTTCATTATCTTGTAGAATTATTAAATGATAATCTTCATTTAATTCTTTCATTTGGTGTATCGCACTTCGTGAAGAATCCACTTGGGATTGAGTCCAATATCCTGGAAATCTTACTACAAATACTGGTTTAGACATTATCTAAGTTTATATACGTTAGATTTCTTTTTAGGTTTAAAGTTCTTTAAAGTAGTTTCAATACCATCTGTCATCGTTTTACACATATTAGTATTACTTAATCCCATTTCTCCAATGAATTCATCTCTACCAATCGAACCAGCTTCTCTTCTATCTTCTGGTGATTTATCATACCAATATTTGATTGCATCTGCAACTTCTTCTACATCTACTTTATCATCAATGATATAAGGAGTTGGAATAGAACCAACCATAGTTTGAACTCTAGGCCAAACTGGCTTTACCCATTCACCATGTGTTACTTTATCTTCCCATTCTCTCCAATTATGTAGAGAGCCAATTTCCTTATAATCCTCTGAGGTAAAATATTTACCATCTGATTTCTTTTTAAATCCACATTGGTCTTGTAATCCACCTGTAACATTTATGATAGCAGGTGTTCCAGCCATAATTGATTCTGCAGTTGTTAATCCAAACCCTTCGTTACCTGCAATATTAATTGTACAATCTACGATATTGTAAATCCAATTCAATTGTTCTTGGTTAACTCTCTCGGTTGAGAATTTAATATCACATCCAGGCGCAATTCTATCTGCAACTTCAAATAAATCAGTACCATTCGGGTCTTTTGGTGCAGTATGCATTATTAAACATACTTTATCTCTATCTTCTTCAGGTAATTTATCTACGAATTTTTTAAATGCCCAAATAACATCTGATGGTTGTTTACGTTTGATATTTCGGTTCATCCAAAATAATATAAACTTATACTCTTTATTATCAGTTACTTGTTTTCTAAAATCTTCAGGTACGATAGTTGGTTTGTAAGTTTCTGAATTAATACCATGTGGTACATAAGATACTTGCGAATCTTCTAAAGGTTTGATTGTTTCTGAATCAATATTACCAACTCTACTTACAATACCATAAGTTTGTCTTGAGATACATCCCAACCAATCACATGATTCGTAATAGTTTCTGTTGTAATGAGGGTCTGGTAAATCATCCCAAATATGATAAAATAAAATTGGAAGGTTTTGTCTTAGTTCTGCTTCCATTTCATACAACCATCTCCAATATCTTGGGTCTGTAAAGTGTAGAATTGCATCAGGTTGATGTCTCATGATTAATTCACGAAGAATATTAGCATCTCCATAACCAGTCCAAGGAATGATTTTAAGAGAAGCATCTTTTACTCCTGTTAACTTTCTCATATCATCACCCAAGTCAATTTCTTTACCCTTTTCTGGATGATTAACTGCTGCTCCTAATTGAACCCAATGATACTTATCAATTGTGCCCAAAACAAGTTCCTTAGAAACTGTTGCTATACCTGATGACATTCTTAAGTCATCCGATAACAATAGAATTTTTTTCTTTTCCGCCATATGTAACCTTTATTATTTTTAAATATTCGAGTATCTTCTACGGTTTGCCCATAGAACTCTCTTACTTCTGCCCGCAAATTTCTTTTTAGAAACTAAATCATTAAAACTATCTCTTAATGAATTTAATTGTGGGCCACTTGCACTACTTGTTGTCATTTATTCTACTTTTCTCTTAAAATTGAGAGCCACTTGATTGTAACCCACTATAAGTATTTATTTCGTTCTGAAATGTGCTATCTTCTATGTACTTATCTAAAGAACGATTTACTAATTTTTGTAGGGTTATATTTGAGTCAAATGATATTCTCTTAAATTTTGAGTAAACATCTTTTATAATCTTTACCGTTGTTAATTTTGTGTTTGCCATAACTTATCTATCCTTATTAATTATTTGTTACATATAAATATATAAAAATATATAAAACAACAAATTATTAGTTTATTTTAAGTCCATGCTGAACACAATCCTCTTTGTTTGAATTCACACCAATCACAAGGTTTACCTTTATTGGTAGGAAATTCTGTTTGTATTATCTCACCAGCATCCCCAAATACAGAATCAACAAAGAACATAAAGTTCTTCCATGCCATATTCATAGATGGAGTACCATTTGCAGGAACAAACTTAGATATTCTTGGGATAGGAAAATCTAATCCTTCTGCAATTTTTCTTTTAAGTATCTGATACTCTACTTTAATTTTATTTAGGGGTATGTTATATTTTTCTGAGTAAAACTTTTTATATAGTAACATCTGTGATGTTTTAACCTTATCATTCTTTTGATACTTACTCCAACCTCTTGTAGCAGTTTTTAAATCAATGATAATATATTCATCTTTAACTTTATCTTTTAATAAAACATCAATAAAACCAATGAAGTTAACACCAGGTTTAATCTCAGCATTCAATCTTTGTTCTATTGCTACTAGTTCGAATCCACTTTTAGTATATAACTTATCTAATTTAGAAGTAAAGTATTTTAATATCTTCTTTCCATCTTCAAAGAATTCTACTAATTCTTCTTGAGTACATGGATTATCCTCACCCATCTTCTCTTTATATTTGTTGAAGTGTTCTACTAACTTATCCTTTAACATTGATTCAAGAGGAAGTTGGAGTGCTTGTTTTTTGGATACATTATACATTACATCTAAGAAATGTTGTACTACTTCGTGCATCGCACTACCAAATATAAGATGGATATTAGCATTACTAATACCTAACTTATCTATGTAATTTAGTTTGTATTGTTGTTGGCATGAACTATACATACCGTACTGAGAATAACTTACTCTTGCCATATTTTTATGTTTTAATTATGGGTGTATTATCACCCCTTTACTATGTAAAGATACGAAAAATAATTGGAATATACAAGCTTTTCTATTTAAGTTTCAACTTTAATTTGGTAATCATTTTCTTTTCGATTCCATATTTGGTACAGATGTATAGTATGTTTTCTCTACCTTCCTTAGTTGCGTAAAGTATTTCACAATACTCTTCTGCTTGTTTAGATGAGCATTGAAAGTCTTGTCTGATTAGTTCAACTAGAAAACCTTCGTACTTATCAACCTTCTTGCCCTTTATGTATTTCATATAATATCTACCCTTTGGTAAAATACCTATTAATAGAAGATATAAAGATTTTGGTTCTAGTGTTTGTGTGTATGGTTGTATTTCTGAAAGAACTTCTATCCAATCAGGATTCATAGAAAGAAATCTATGTATCATATAGTTACTCCAAGTCTTTTTTGAATCTACATCCAACGTATCCCAATACTTAGGATTTTGTACTGATGTTATATTTGTTATGTGGTCGAATAATGTTCTCTTTGCTGCCATTATATATCTTTTTCTTCTATCAAAGGTAATTCAATTGTTGTTGGTAAATCTTTATCTGTATGAAATTCATTAAATAATTCATAAGATTCCATATGCATATTACAACATGTTTTTTCAGTTTCATCAATATGTACAGAATATACTTCTACTTCTTGTGCATTTAAAACATCATCAGTAATATCTGTGTATTCTCTATGTACCAATTCATAATCATCAAACTCAGTTGGTAATGCATTTAAAAACTTTCTATAATCTTTAATTGTCATCTACTTTTTTTTTAACTGCTCAGGTAATAATTCTTGAACAATTTCTCCACAATCTCCACATAGATATAATTCTACTGGTATGATTGCATCATTTGGTGTACCTGTTACTATTTTAGATACTTTTAAGAACTTGTTTGCTGGTATGAATACTGTTCCTTTACATTCTTGACATTCCATCTCGGTTGCCTTTGAAAAATCTATTTGTGGTTTGTTTGGTTGAGAACTTGGTCCTCCTAATATTTGTGCCATAATTTATTTATTTAATCGAACCATTGTGAACGGTCTGTTTTTACATTCTTTACTGTTTTTTTTAACATCTCGATTTCCTTTTGTTTCCATAGTTTGCTATTAACCT